ACCAAAAAGAATTGCTGGTTATGTTAACTTGTCTAAAGAGTTACTACAGCAAAACGGTTCTGGTGTTGAAACTGCAATTATGAGCGACTTAGGGAAAGCTGTTGCTGAAGCAATATCTGACGCAATGTTTTCGCCTTCAACTGCTGACGTAAATCATCCAGCTGCAATTTCTGCTAACGCAAATATAGGTACTTTTACTGAGTCTACTTATTCTGCTAACGTTTCAATGTTTAGCGACTTAGTTTTAGCTGAGCAAGAATTAGCAACAGCTGGTTCTTTAAGTGGAAACCTTGCATACGTATTACACCCAACGTTCTTAAAAGAACTTAAGCAAGCTGCTCAAGTTTCTGGTGTTAACCCAGGAATGGTTGGAATGAACTACAACCAGCAAATGGTTAATGGTTACCCAACTTATTACTCAAATTTCTGTGGCGCTTCTGCAGGCACTTCTGCTGATGGTATTTTCGCAGACTGGTCTAACGTGACGGTGGGAATGTTTGGCGGTGTAGACATTATAGTTGACCCGTATACAAATGCTGCCGCTGGTCAAGTAAGATTAGTTGTAAACACGTTTGTTGACTTTGCAATCGCGCAAGGTGCAAGAGCGGTTAAATTTACGTCTTTAACAGCGTAACAATATCCCTTTTCTGTTTGTTGATAAGCTAGGGAGTTAGCTAACGCGCTCCTTAGCATATCACTTTAAAATTTAACTAAATGAGCACAATAACAAATTTATTCGGAATTGATATTTACCAACCATATTTACCTTATGGAAGGTTGAAAATCGAAAGCGCTAGAACAACCTGGGCAATTAGTTTAGCTGAAGCGAAAGCTCACTTAAGAATTGATTCAAGTTATACTGGCGACGACGCATATATCACAAGCCTTATAAAAATGGCTCAAAACATTGTAGAGAAAGAAGCAGGAATGCTAATGACCGAAGTTGAAATGAAATATATTGCAGACGGTTTTTTACCCGTTATTGATTTAGGTTTTAGTGGAAATGCGGTTGCTCATGTGAAATACAATGACTCTTCAGGAACTCAGCAAACTTTAACGGTTGACACAGATTATAAAGTTAGCAATTTAGACTACCCAAATGCAACAGTTAAAATCTACCCAACAAGTGGAACAAGTTGGCCAACAACAGAAGACGCTCCGGACTGTGTAGAGGTTAAATTTGACGCTGGACCGAGTGAAGCACTACAAATTCCAGAAGGCTTAATACAGGCGATGTATTTAGTTATAGGAAGGTATTTCGAAATGCGCCAAGATGTTATAAGCGGGACAATAGTTTACCAAGTACCTTTAGGAGCACAGCACTTAATTAATCAATATAAACAAGCAACGGTATAATGCTAAACATTGGAACATTAGACCAGGTCGGAACTGTTTACACAACAACAATGGCAACCGATACAAGCACTGGGCAAAGGGTCAAGCAATATTCTAACGCGACAACTTTTTATTTTAGAAGGCTTTTAAGAAAAAACGAAAATACTTTTAATGCAAATGCACGATACACAAATACAGAATTTGAAATAATAACTCGCTTTAATACGATATTCAAAAACAATTCTGTTGTTTTAATTTATAACAACAAAAATACTTCAGGAGACCAAGAGCCTTACTCTGTTGTAGGAATTGAAGAAATAGGAAGAGGGGTAGGCTTAAAAATAAGAATACAAAGAGCAGAAGGAATTGACCAAAGCATAACTTAATGGACAAGCTAAATTTAGATATTGATAGAAAAAGCATGTTGACTATTAAAAAGGGGCTGGATAAATTATACCCACGCTCAAGACAAGTCAACCGAGCTTTAGCTCAATCGTTAAAGCAATCGGCAAAACCATTAAAAGCAAAGCTTGAGCAATTAGTGCCTAAAGACAAAGGACTACTAGCGAAAAAAATTGGAATATTCCCGTCTAAAAGAAATACAAAAGCAGGTCGTCCTTCGGTTTATGTAGGGCCGAAAGTTATAGACGACATTAAAAATCCTGCTGAATATTTTTATATTTTAGAATACGGGTTCAATCCTGGGGGTGGAGATGTTACCGTTAATGGTTTAGGCTTATTGCCGAAAGTAGCAATACAAGCAGGAAGTCAGGCATTAGCTTTATTAGAGGGTGAAATTTATAAAACGTTGAACAAAAGAAGCATGAAGCTTTTTGGTAAAAAATTAAAATGAGTATAGGAGCTTTTCAATTACCGGCAAAGTTTGTTTATTCAAAAATAACAAACGGAACAGGCTTAAGTGTTTTTGCGGATAAGTGCTTCCCAGAAGATGGGGCCTTGGAAGGTTTACATGGGCAAGTGGGAGCAGGGGCATATATCACTTATGCTTTTAGAAATACTGACCCAACACCAACGAAAACAAGCGCAAGTCAGTTAGATACTGTGACACTTTTAGTTAATTGTTTTGTTGCCCCAGATATTCTTTTCGAAAGAGTTACAACTTACGCAGGAGCTATAAGAGACGCTTTAGACAGAACAAGTGACGCTAACGACTTATCAAGCTATTACGTACAATCTTGCTCGTTTGTAGACATAACAACGGGGTTCAATGAAAAAGTAAAACCTAGCGGAGTGTATTTCGCTACATTAGAATTTGATATAAGAATTTCAAAAAGTTAGATATGAGAGTAAAATTTATAAAAGAAACTGTTTTGCACCCAGAATGTAAACCAGCAAAAGTAAACCAGCAAATGGTTTTAAAAAGCAACGTAGCGGAAAAGCTATGGCGTAAGGGCTCAGTCGAGATATTAGACGCCCACGACTTTAAACCAAAAGACGAAAAAAAGTCTATTGAAAAAGTTGAAAAGAAAGAAAAATTAAACAATAACAATAACCCTAAATTAACTAAATAATGCCTACTACTGGAATAATAAACGGAACGGACCTCTTTGTAGGGGTTGACGTGGCGTCTGGGGGTGCAGGGACTACATTTGTAGCAATTACCCATGCAACTTCAGCAAACATAACTTTCTCAATGGAAACAAGAGAAGCAACAACAAAAGACAGTGCAGGTTACTCAGAAAGTTTAGAGGGCTTAAGAAGTGTTAGTGTTGACGTTGAAGCTATGACGGCTTTAGATGCGACGCTAGGCTATGAAAACCTTTATGACTTATGGGTAGCAAGAACTTTATTCAATATAGAGTTTGGTACTGCTGCAACTGGTGACAAAGTTTATCAGGTTAAAGCTTATATGACAAGCTTAGCTATAAGCTCAGGTGTTGAAGATAGCTCAACTTTTTCTGCTTCATTTGAATGTACAGGACAAGTTACTCAGGCTACAAATCAATAATAACTTTAGAGAACGACGGGCTGAGCTTGACTGCAAAACGCCCTGACTTTTCTTTTTAAAAACAAATAGAAAAATGTACGACTTAATAGAAATAAATGGGGAAAGCTATGCAATCCGTTTCGGAATGAATGCTTTAAGAATGTATTGCCAAGAACAAAATGTTGGCTTGAATCAAATTACAGAATTGGGAAATAACATGGGGCTTGATGAAGCTTGTTGTTTAATTCTTTGCGGCTTAAGAGATGGAGCGAGAAAAGCAAACAAATCGTGTGACTTAACTGTAGACGATATTGCAGACGCACTTGACACTGACATTGAGCTTTTAGAAAAAGCAATGAAACTTTTCGGGAATAGCTTTAATGTTAAAAGCAACACAAAGGGAAACGCGAAGGAGGCGACAAAGGGCCTCAAGAAGAAATAACCTTTGAAGACTTGGAAGTTACAGCCTATGGCGTTTTAGGCTTGCTTCCAGAACAGTTTTGGAATTTAACAATGCGTGAGTTTAGGCTTATGCAAAAAGGGTATTTGAAGAAACTGGAGGACGAGCAAATTCACAATTGGGACTTGCTCAGAACAATGGCTGTTTTCGTTTTACAACCTCACATGAAAAAGGGGAAATCGTTAAAACCAAAAGACATAATTCCATTGCCGAAAGACAAGAAAAGTGGCAAAGTAAAATCGCTCAAAGAAAGGCAAGAAGCGGCACTGTTTGCAAGAAAAAAGAGGGAGCTTGCAAAACAAAAAAAGCCTCAAGAAGGCTTATCTAGTAATTTGACCCTATTTGACAAAGTAAGAAAATGAGTATATGTATACTCCAGAAGCTAGTTAGGTCCTTAAACGCGTCCTAAACAGCCTTAAATTGAGTGTACGAAACTGACTAAAAAGCACTAAAAATGGCAAGTAAAAAGAGTATAAATTTATTCCTCGGACTAGACTCTAGGCAGTTTCAAAAGGGAATAAATAAAGCGCAGAAAAGTTTATCAAAATTTGGAAACAGAGCTAAGCGTGCAGGGAAGTCAATGAGCACAAGTTTGACGGCTCCGCTCCTTGGAATAGCTGCTGTAGCAGGAAAAACTTTTATGGACTTTGAGCAAGCTATGCTTAAGGTTAAAGCAATTTCTGGGGCGACTGGACAACAGTTTAAAGCACTAGAAGCAGACGCTAAAAGGTTAGGCTCAACAACAATGTTTACAGCCTCGCAAGTTGCAGGTCTTCAATTAGAACTATCCAAGTTAGGTTTAACGCCTGAAGAAATAAATAACTCGACAGAATCAATTCTGGCACTAGCTCAAGCAACAGATTCTGACCTCGCTCAATCGGCTACAGTAGCAGCAAAAACAATGCAGGCTTTCGGAATGGAAGCTTCTGACATGACTAAAATTGCCGACATAATGGCCGACTCGTTTAGTTCGTCAGCATTAGACATGGCTAAGTTTGAAACCGCTATGAGCTCAGTTGCACCCGTAGCAAAACAAGCTGGAGCAGACTTAGAACAAACAACAGCAATTCTTGGGGTCTTAGTAAACAATGGAGTTGAAGCTTCAACAGCAGGTACAGCCTTAAGAAATATATTCCTTGACTTAGCAAAAGAAGGAATGACGATGGGCGAAGCGATGGACCAAATAAATAACTCGACCAACCCATTAGCAACCTCAATGGAAATGTTTGGTAAACGAGGGGCAACCGTTGCAACTATCTTAGCGAATAATGGGCAAGCAATACAAGACCTGACAGACGACTTTAGAGATTCAGAAGGCGAAGCTAAAAGCATGGCAGAAATAATGGACTCGGGTTTAGGTGGGTCTATGAGAAAGCTGCAAAGTCAATTGGAAGGAGTGGGAATACAGTTAGGCGAAATTCTTTTACCTATATTCCAAAAGGTTATTGGTTTTATTTCTAAAGGAGCTTCAGCGTTTTCAAATTTATCTTCAGAACAACAAGGCTTAATAGTTGCAGCAGCAGCGGCAGCAGCAGCAATAGGGCCTTTGTTAACTTTGCTAGGAACAATTGGCTCAGTATTAGCAGCCGCACTTTCTCCGGTTGGTTTAGTTGTTGCAGCAGTAGTAGGCGCAGCAATATTAATTTATAAAAATTGGGAACCAGTTAAAAGAACTTTGGTTCAAGTTATTAATTATTTTATTGACTTATACAACGAATCGGCAGCTTTTAGATATATTATAGAAGCAATAGCTATGGGATTCAAGCAAATGTTTTTTGAAATTAAATTTTTTGTAATGGCTGGAATAGCACTTATTAAAGGGTTTGTTTCAAATTTTACTGGTTTATTCGGAGGAATAGGAGACATTATAAAAGGAGTGTTTACATTAGACATTGACACCCTAGCTAAAGGACTTAATGACGCTAAAGACGCTTTGCTAAGTACCTTTAACCCTAACGAAAACGAAGACCTTAAAAAAGCGGGCAAGGAATTAGCAGAATCAACCGCTAATAATTTTAAAACAGGTATTGATAATTTACTAGGAAAAAACCCAATCGAGTATATTACTGGAGACGATATTCAAGGGGCTGTAGATGGTGCTCAAGATATGGCCGAGCAGGTAATGAATAAAATAACAGGCTTCTTTGGAAGTAGTGGTGGAGGTGGTACAACAACCACGACAACAGCAGACCCTAGTGGTCCAATGATGGGTCCTCCAGAACCTCCTGCAGATTATTTTGCGCCGCTTGAAGAATCACAAAAAGGGTTCTTTGATAAGTCAGAAGATGAATGGAGCGAATGGGCTTCAACAGCGGAAGGCAAACTGTCTGAATTTCAAAATACTTATGGACAAGTTTTCGGTCAGCTTGGGGATATTCTCACTCAGCATACAAACAACCAAAAAGAAAAACTAAACCAGGAAACTGCAGCACAATTAGAAAATCTACAACTTCAACATGAACAACAACTTGAAGCAATAGAAAATAGTGTAATGAGTGAAGAAGCTAAGAACCAAGCTTTAGAAGACGCTGAAGCTAGTTACGCAGCCAATAAAGGGGCTATTGAAGAGAAGGCCGCAAAAGAGCATGCTAAGCTTGCAAGACGCCAAGCGAAAATTGATAAGGCTACAGCAGCTTTAGGAATCGTTGTGAATACAGCAAGTGCTGTTATAGCAGCTGTGGCTGCAAGTCCATTAACGGGAGGGCTTCCCTGGTCAGCAATTATCGCTGGAATGGGGGCCGTTCAACTTGGAACTGTATTAGCTGCTCCGCTCCCTGCATTAGCAGAAGGTGGTTTAGCATTCGGCGAAACGGCTGCAATAGTTGGTGATAACCCTGGTGCAAATGTTGACCCTGAAGTTATTGCTCCGCTATCTAAATTAAAATCAATGATGGGAGGGCAAGAAGTAATAGTGACGGGTAGAATATCGGGAGAAGATATATTCTTGTCAAATGAAAGATACAACAAACGTTTAAATAGTTTTAGCTAATGGCATGGTACGTTCAAAGGTACGGTTGTTTTAAAGACGACAACGAAAATTTTTACCAGGTAGAAATTTATAGTGAAACACAAAACACTCCAACAAGCAGCGATGAATTTACGCTTGGGGCTGATGGGTTTTCAATTAGCTATTCAGGACAGGGAAAAGATATAGACGACCCTATAAAATCAAGTGAATGTTCGTTTACTTTTTATAGTCAAAATTCAACCGATGACGCTTTCTTTTTAGATATTATGAATGCTGACGTAGGAAAGTATTTAGTCAAAATAGCATTAAATACTGGAGGAAACCAAGACGACCCAATAGTGCCTTTTATTCCTGAGGGCTATATCTGGAAAGGTATTTTAGTCTTGCAAGAAACAACTCTAGCTGACGACCATTACCCTCAAGCGTTTAGAATGCGTGCTATAGACGGTTTAAGCTTGCTTAAGAGCTTTAAAATAAACGAGCTAACAGATATAAAAGATACAGCTAATAATGCGACAGATGCAAACTTTGCTGTGGGTGTTAATGGAGCAATGAGTGGAAGCTGGTATTCTCACCATGCTTTAGTAATGGCTATCTTAAGACTTTTGCCTACAGCTAACAGTAATTTTTTTATTGATAACTACCCAGGAAATGCTTTCGCAAAACTTTATTTTAACTGGTGGACAGATAGAACTTTTTATGCAGAAGACGACGGCTTTTACAATCCTATGCTGGTTTGTTTTGCGCGAAGTGACGCATATTATACTGTAGGAAATACGGAACAAAATTCTGGCATAAGATACATGAGTGCTTATGACGTTTTGAAATATATTTTAGAATTCTATAATGCTCGAATATGTATGAGTGATGGGTGCTGGCAAATTCAACAATTAAGTGCTTTGGCTGTTACAGCAGCCTCAGGAACTCCAGGCCCTACAGTTAAAGCTTCTCAATACAATAGGAGTGGCGTACACTACAACAATGGAAGTCCCTTTGACGCTGGTTTAATGCTAGGAGATTTAGATACTGGTTACGAC